AGGCTGGCTAGGCAGTACAGTATAGTGACGAGGTAACGAAAGCCCTATACAGGCAAAGGAGTATAACATGGCTACACATTTTAAAGGCCCAGTACTATTCTCAAATGCATCTGCATTTGAAAACTTAAAAATGTCTATGTGGCCTGATCAATTCACATATTTTGATGATTTTAATCAGGGTGCGTTAGACACAACACACAATTGGACTATTGTAAAAGATACATCAGCAAGTGCAGCAGTTGTTGCAGATTCTTTAACTGGTGAAGTAAACTTAACTTCAGCAAATACTACTGATAACGATGGTGCATCAATACAAGCAAAACAAGAATCTTTTGCATTACCTACATCAGCTGGTAAAAAATTATATTTTGAAACTAGAGTAAAAATTTCTGATGCTACACAAACTGACTTCTTAGTTGGTTTCACAGAAACTTTTGCTACAAATCCAGAAGCTGCATTAACATCTAGTAATGTTATTGGATTTGTAAAAGTTGATGGTAGTGCTATTGTAAAAGGAACTACTGAATCTGGTGACACTCAAACTTTAGTAACTTTTGCCGACACTACAAAATCAACAATGGAAAATGACACTTATGTAACTTTAGGACTTGTTGCTACAAAAGGAACAAACCTAGACAAAGTTGAGTTTTACATTAACAGAAACAAAGTTGGTCAATCTACTACAAACATTCCAACAGCTAACATGAAAGTGATGGCTATGAGTGTTTCAGGTGATGCTACTGGACAGAAGATCACTACAATTGACTACATTATGGCTGCGCAAGATAGAAACGTAAGCTATAGCTAAACAATATAACCGTGGGTGGGGAGTAATGGCCCCACCCTCTTACAAGGGGAATTAAATGGCACAATATGTAAAAAAATTATTTGACGGAGACAAGAAAGCAATATTTTCATTCACTGCTAAAATAGCTTCTACCACAGCTGAAACATTTAATGTCGATGCTTCTGGTTTAAATCCAAGGAATGATGGTACAGCTTGTACTTTTATCAACATTAATAAATTATGGTGGAGTGTTAACAACTCTGCAACAACTAAACCACTTTTATTAGAGTGGGTTAACAGTGGAACTAATCCAATTGCATGGTCTTGTAATTTTGCTGACGACATGGATTTTAGCACAATAGGTGGTTTACAAAACACAAAAGCTGCTAATTACACAGGCGATGTTTTACTTAACTTTTCTTCTGTTACTAATGATGATACTGCAAGTTTAGTTGTTGAGTTTTTAAAAGAATATTCACCTATATCATAGGGGTTTAAATGGCTTACTCAGGTACGAGAACATTTAACCTCTCAATAGAGGAAATAATAGAAGAAGCATTTGAAAGATGCGGTCTTGAAGTACGTAGCGGATACGATTTAAAAACAGCAAGACGATCTTTAAATCTTATGTTTGCTGATTGGGCAAATCGTGGTCTTAACTTATGGACCATAGATTATGCTACACAAACGATGACACCTGGTACTAATTTTTATTCTGTAAACAAAAAATTAGTAGACATTGTAGATGCTGCAATAACAACAACTGCAGGTGCAACAGCAAATTTAGAAGGTGATAGTAATACTACAGATGTAACTATTACAAAAATATCTAGAACTGAATACCTTAACTTAAGTAGAAAACAAGAAGACGGCACTAATGGTGATGCTAGACCAACACAATTTTGTCTAATTAACGGACAAGTAACTGTAAACGGTGGTAGCAATACTGGTAGACCAGAACACAATATGACTTTGTTTGTGTATCCTAGCCCTGATAAAGCATACATATTAAAATACTTTTTTATAAACAGAATTATGGATGCAGGAGCTTACACAAATGAAGCTGACGTTCCCTTCTATTTTCTTCCTTGTTTAGTTTCAGGATTAGCTTATTATGTGTCATTAAAAAGAGCACCGATGTTAACATCGGGACTAAAAGCGGTATACGATGAAGAATTTGAGAGAACCGCTGATGCTAACCGAGAAAGAGTCTCGTTTAGAGTTAAACCGGCGCAAGCATACATACCATAGGAGGTAATATGCCAAAATGTGAAACATGTGGTCATACATGTCATTGTATAGTGGATGGTTCATGCACTATTGATAGATGTGATTGTGGCAATTGTATTTGTAAAAAGGAGGATTAATGAGCAACAGACTTTATAATAAACAAACTGCTAATTGCAGAATGGGGTCTACTGCTAAAATAGGTTCTTACGGCAGAGGTCAAAATGATGCACCAAAAGCTGTAGAAGCTGCAGCAGTAACAACAAAGGGTGTTGTACCAGGAAGAGGTAAAGCAAAAGAAATTTCTATTTCTAAAGGAAAAGAAACAGGAACAGCTTTAGGAATGGGTGCTGCTACTAAGGGTGGCAATTACACTTGGAGCTAAATGGCTAAGACACCTGCTTGGCAAAGAAAAGAAGGTAAAAGTAAATCCGGTGGATTAAATGCCAAAGGAGTTGCATCTTATCGTAGAGCCAATCCTGGTTCTAAACTTAAGACTGCAGTTACTACAAAACCCTCTAAGCTAAAGAAAGGGTCTAAAGCTGCAAAACGACGTAAATCGTTTTGTGCTAGAATGGAAGGGATGAAGAAGAGAAGAACAAGTGCAAAGACAGCTAGAGATCCTAATTCAAGGATTAATAAATCTTTGCGTAAATGGAATTGTTAATGACATACGCAAAAGGAAAATACGCTAAATTTATTTCTGATCGTAGCGGATTAGAATTTCCATACACAGAAATGGTTACAGAATGGAATGGTATGAAAGTTCATACAAGTGAATATGAACCTAAAGCACCACAATTAATGCCGCATGAACATCAACCAGATCCTATTGCACTAAAAGACCCAAGACCTGCAAGAACAGAAAAATCAGTTGCTAGATTATTAGGGTTAAATCCTTTTATTCACGAAGCTAGTAGTAGTTTAATAAAAGTATTTGAGCCTGGTCATGGTAGAACCACAGGTGATACTGTAAGATTTAGAGATGCTACAGGTAATTTAGCTAGCACAATAAATGCTGATGCAGGAAAAACTATTACAGTAGTTGATGATGATTTTTACACTTTTAGTGTAGGAGTTGCACCGACTACAACAGTTATTTCAGGAGGAGGGATAGCGTCTGCAGGACCTGTCACATTATCAGCATGACAACATATACTGAATTAGTACAACAAGTAAGAGATTACACAGAAACAGATTCTAGTGTTTTAACTGATTCTATTATTAATGATTTTATAGAACACACAGAAAACAGGATATTAAAAGAGTTAGATTTACCTGTATTTAGATCATACCAATTTTCTAATTTTACAACAGGTAACGGATTCATAACATTACCTGGCGGTTCATCTACAATACCTACACAGTTTTCTGTAATAAGAAGTGTCATGATATATCCAGCATCTGGCACTGGAGATAGAATATATTTACAACAAAAAGACGTTACTTTTATGGACGAATACCACCCAGATAGAACGTCTACAGGAACACCAAAGTATTATTGTCAATGGGACTATAATACTATATACGTAGTACCAACGCCAAGTGCTGATTTTAAGGTAGAGGTTGGTTTAATAAAATTACCAGACAGATTAACTTCTACAAACAGTAATACTTGGTTAGGGGATAACGCACCAACACTTATGTTGTATGGATGCCTTATCGAAGCTTTCAAGTTCTTGAAAGGCCCAGCAGAAATGCTGCAACTTTATATGCAATCGTACGAAACCGCTTTACAAGAGGTCGCTGCGCAACAAATGGGTAGAGGTAGAAGAGACGAATGGGCAAATGGTGTCCTACGTGTACCTCGACCATCAATTTTACCTGGTTATAGTAAACCAATAGAAGGAGGACAATAAAATGGCAATATCATCATCGACTGTAACAACCAGTTTTAAAACTCAAGTGTTACAAGGAACGCACAATTTCACTGCATCATCTGGTGATACTTTTAAAATTGCATTGTACACTAACTCATCTAACTTAAGTGCTTCTACAGCTACTTACGCAGATGGTACAGCAACTAACGAGTATTCTGGAACAGGTTACACTGGTGGAGGTAATACTCTTACAAGTGTTACACCAGTAGCAGACGGAACAACTGCAGTATGTGATTTCGCAGATACGTCTTGGACTTCAGCAACAATAACAGCTCATGGTGCTTTGATCTATAATAGCTCAGAAAGTAACAAATCTGTTCTTGTGTTGAATTTTGGTGGGGATAAAACTTGCACAAACGGCACGTTTACAATTCAATTCCCTACAGCAGACGCATCTAACGCTATCTTAAGATTAGCGTAGGAGTAACATGGCTCTAATATTAAATGACCGCGTAAAAGAGTCTACTACTACGACTGGTACAGGTACAATAGACCTGGACGGCGCAACTGGTGGATTTAAAAGTTTTGTAGCTGGTATAGGTACCACTAACAGAACGTATTACGCAATAGTAGGAAGAACTACCACTGAATTTGAAGTGGGGTTAGGCACCGTAACAGATGCCTCACCTGACACTTTATCTAGAGATGTAATTCTTTCAAGCTCTAATAGTGATGCTAAAGTTAGTTTTAGTGCGGGCACAAAGGATGTTTTTTGTACACTACCATCATCAAAAGAGGGTTTGCCATTCCCATCAATCTATGGTTCTTCATCAGCACCACAGATAATAACTGTAAAGGTAGGTAGTAAAACAAGTGGTCATCCTTATCCAGCAGGAGGAAGTTCTAGTAGTAGTGCATATTTTTTAAATGGATTAGAATCACCAGCATTAAGATTTTCTGGTGCAGATTCAGGCGGAAAATATTACTACAAATTTGATATTTCAGATTCTAGTAACTCAGGGCATCCATTAAGATTTTATTTAGAACCAGATAAAACTACAGCTTATACAACTGGAGTTACAACTAGTGGTTCTGGAGGTAGTTCAGGAGATTACATACAGATTGCTGTAGATGCAAACACACCAAACATATTGTATTATCAATGTTCATCTCATGGTTACATGGGTAATCATGCTGTAACAGTGGGTAATGATTTTAATGGTGATGTAAATTTAAGAAACAACCTTGATTTAGCAGACGCTAAAAAGATAAAACTTGGTAATTCAGATGATTTACAGATTTATCATGATGGAAGTAACAGTTTTATAGATAATTCTTCAGGAACTGGTGCTTTAGTTTTAAAACCTTCAGGATCTACTTTAATAACCAATAGTTCAGGTCAAAATATTATTAGTCAACAAACTGATGCAGCTCATTTACACTATAATGGTAGCACTAAATTGCAGACCACAAATACAGGATTAAGTACAACTGGAGCTTTGTTAATAAACAGTGAGTATACATTACCAACAGCAGACGGTTCTGCAAATCAAATTATGGAAACAGACGGTTCTGGTACATTATCGTTTGTAGATAAACCCACAGCAGGTGCTTCTGCTGGCTTTGTAATTGCAATGTCGGTTGCACTTTGATATAAGGAGAGATCATGGCACAAGATTTTGAAAGAGCTGTTGCAGCGGATGGATCAGGAGACGTAGCTATAGGTACAACTGCACGTACCATAATAACTGCAAATTCAGACGATGCTGTAATAGGTATAAGATTAGCAAACATAGTAACACAAACAATTCAAGCAGATGTCTATATTACTAGCTCAGCTAGTGGTGGATCAGCTGACTCTTACATTGTAAAAGGAGTTAGCATTCCTCAAGGATCATCAATAGAATTGATTGACGGCGGTGCAAAAGTTGTGCTTCAAAATGGTGACGTTTTGAAAGCAAAATCTGACACAGCTAATAGTTTAAATGTTTGGGTATCATATATTGATAGCATAAGCACGTAGGAGGATAAATGGGTTATATTGGACCAGCTAATACTGATCAGTTTAAATCCATGTCTACCCAGACAATTACGGGTAATGGATCAGATACGACATTTACACTAACAACACCAGTTGCTAACTCATCAGAAATAAGATTTGTTGTAAACAACGTTGTGCAAAAACCAGATGTAGATTACACTGCAAGTGGCACACAACTATCAACAGGATCTAACGTATTAGCCGGGACAGACGCAGCTTATGTTGTAAACATAGGTGCAGCTGTAGGATCACAAACACCAGATACTGGTAGCGTTGATCATACTGCAATCAATCCAAGCTTTAACGGTATGTATTTAAATTTAGCAACGGTAACATCTACAGTCACAGTAACTGCATCACAAAATGCTTTTTTAGCTGGGCCAGTAAACTTTACTAACACTGTAACAGTGGAAGGGACACTAACGGTAATATAATGGGAACTTTATTTGTAGACAAATTAGATCCGCAATCAGGAACATCATTAGAGCTTGGTAGTTCAGGTGATACAGTTTCTGTAAACACAGGTGCTACTACAAACTTATTAGGTAATGTAACACTTGGCGCAAGCGGCAAAACCATCACTGTTCCATCAGGATGTACAATTACAAATAGTGGAACTGCTAGTGGTTTTGGTGAAAACAATACACCTCATTGGGAAGTTGGTTTAAGTGCAGATCAATCAATATCAAATACCACATGGACAAAATTACAATTTTCAGTTGATAGAAAAAATGCAAGTGGTTCACCAGATTATTGGGATAATTCAAATTATAGAACACAAAATTTAACAGCAGGTGATTATTTTGCTTATATGAATTTAACTTTTGAAGGTAGTGCAGGAAGTTCAACAGCTTATCTTAGTATTAAAAGATATAACTCAAGCAATGTTGAACAACAAGCAGCTGCTCGAGCAATGGATCAATGGACTAAACAAGGTCATTTCCATGGAGGCATGTTTTCTGTAGCAAGTGGGGATTATCTTTCTTACGAACTATGGCAAAATTCTGGTGGCACAGTAACTCAACTTTATGAAGCAGGTGATGGGTCTATGTGTTATGGCGGAGGATTTTTAGTAAAATCATGATAACAATTTTAAAAGGAGGTCTATATGGCAAGTCTATCAACTAAAGTAGCGCTCTATTGTACTGCAAACAGCAAAACGGCTGATTTCGGTCCAGGAGGCAATGTAACTTTACAGGATAACTCTGACGGTAAAGGCCCGTATATAGCGAGCTGGAGCGTTGATGGTTTAGATAAACCAACTGACGAGCAACTAGCAGCGCATGATGCGGCTGGCAACATTCAAGAGACAAACATTACTGTAAGAGCTACAAGAAAAGCAGCTTATGGTGATATTGGCGATCAACTTGATGAGATATATAAAGATATCGACGCTTGGAAGGCGAGAATCAAGAAGATCAAAGATGATAACCCTAA